TTCCCATTACCATTACACCTTCATACCAAACATCTATAGTTTTAGTAATCTTTTCAAATTTACCTTCTTCCTGCATTTCTTCTGTAGGATTAAAAGTGTCATCTTTTTCAATAACTTTTTCAGCTCCCAATGAATTTACCTTTTTCTTGTAAGTAAAAGTATTAGTGGTTTTATAATTAAAAAACAAACAAGTTGCGCTGTCTTTGCTAAACATGCTGTTATTATAATATTGTGCAGTATTATTGTAATCGTACCAGCTTTGACTATATTTAGATATTTCATCCATATCTTCATTTGTTAAGCTTGGATCTATTTTTTTCAGTTCTATAATTGGCAATGTTTTAATTTCACCCCAATAAAAACAATCTTTAAATGTAGGATCTTCAGTGTAACTGTAAACAACATTAGCAGGATCTACATATTCAATTGCAATACCAGAACCTAATTTAAAAGAATGTTTACATATTGATATTCCTAAAACCATTTGATCATAATACAATTGCTTCTGAATATCCCTAAATCTGTTTTCTGCTAAAACTGTATTGATTGCTTCTTCCTCTGCTATTTCAATAGCTGGTTTATATTTTATTTGCATATGTAATGCTAGCTCTTCGTCATTTTCAGGAACCTCCTCCTCACTCATTCGGAATGTATTTACACCCAATGACTTTTGAACCTGCTGCATTATAGGTTTAGCTAACATGTCTTTTTCTACTTCTTCTTGATATTTACTTCTTTTATCTAAAGAGTTTCCGTCTTGAGCATAAGCTCTTACCTTAAATAACCTTTCAGCCATTCCATTTACAACAATATCTACAAATTTTGGAATTATGGGAACTGGTGTCCAATCTAGATTTAAATAACTTAAATCACCATCAATAGCTAATTCGTTTTTATATTTATGAATTGACTGCTCGCCACGAGCATATAATCGTAGTCTATGAAAGTCAGCCCATTGATTGTAGAATCTACTTTGACCTCCATCTTTTCTAAACCATTCATATTGTATCGCTTGACCAATTTGTAGGCCAAATTCTGAGCTTTTTTTTACGCTATCTGATACAAATTGACTTGGGAAACCCTGCGGGTTAATTGATATTTTTACGTCCTTCATTTACTTTAAAATTTGGCTAAAACTTCCCGTATTGTCATATCTTGCAAAGTTAAGTTTTATTTTTGATTTATTTTTAACGGGCTGATATAGGTTCCTTTGGTTAGCCATTACAGCTAAACCTGAACTAATAGAAGCATCAAATTTGGTTCTATTGTTGATATTAAACCTTGCCCAGTCGGTTAATGTTCTAGTAAAGTACATACTTCCCATTGAATCTGGATCTCTAAATGTTCCTAAGAAATCTAGTCCAACATATTTTTCTATATATGATTCTATTGCTGCAGCATGTGCTTGTTTTACATCTTCACTGGAGTTTGGGATACCTCCTAGTTCTCTTTCTGATTTAGATAACTTATTAAATACTTTGTCTGGTCTATTCATTGAATAACCTCTGTATCCTCTGTTTTTAAAATGATATAAAAGTCTAGGTTTATTATTTTCAATTAATATAGGCATTCCATAAAACACACAAGCCATCAACACATCTTCAAAAAATATCTCAGCTGTTTGTGGTCTTGCTATATATTCTAAGAAAAACTCATTGGTAGGGCCATCATCCATATGAAACTTTGTCATTCCATGTAAAGCTCCATTAGATCCTCCACCTCCAACTGTTCCTGATATATCGTAACTATCACATCCAAAAGATCCCATATGTTCATTCCCTGGACATCTTCTACCATTTTTAAAATAATGTTTGTTTTGTAGCTGTTTGTTTGGAGTCCAAGTAACATAAAATCTACCTCTATCATTAGGACTAAACACAACTTCCGTATCCTTTATTCCGTTTCTCCACGAAAAAGAACCTCTAGTAATAAATTGATCTTTTATTAAGGATTCATTATAATCAATCTGTTGATATATCTTTTGAAGATTAAATAATGATTGTTTGCTTTCATCTCTAAAAGCATGATTCTCAGATCTTGGAAACTGACGATAAAATTCATTTAGAGCATCTGGATCGTTTTTTTTTTTTTCTACTTCATTTTCCCAATAATCCACAGCTCCTTGAGTTATATAATCTCCATAAACATCAATCGTTTCTTCATCAGGATTGTAAAAAACAGGAGATCCATATCTATCAATAAATCCCTCCATATTCCATTCCATAGGAATAAACAATGAATATAAACCGCTTTTTGTTTGTCCATTTGCGTTTCTATTATTTATATCAGAATCATAAAATAATTTTTTAAAACTATCTCCTCCTTTTTCTAAAGAATTTGATGTACTTCCCATCATACATTTGCCAATAATTTTACTACCTAAACGCAAACAAGTTTTAGTAACTCTCCAGTTATTTAAAATATTATTAGGCTTTTCCCACTTACCAGATTCATCATGAACCAAAAGTTTTAGTTTTTCTCCATCATAACTATTGTCTCCTGTATTTTTCCAGTCTATTGTTGTATCTAAACCTTCAACTAAATCTACCTCTTCAGAATACATATTCTTTTTTGTAATTTTTGAGGCTGGAACTCTATATGCTAACTCTGTCTTTGGTTTATCCATACCGTCTTGAACAGGCTTAAAAAAGAAAGGATAATTGTTAGATATAGGAACAACTTTGTCTGTAAACATTTTTTTAGCATCTGCTCCTGTTTTTGATAATATACCTATTCTAGCATCTTTTGATATTGTTCCAATATTAGCACATTCTTCGCTTCCCATATAAGAAAAACCTGAACGTCTAATTTTTAAATAACATATGCCGAATGATCTTGTGTCTGCTTTACAAGCTTCCCAGTACAAGTAAAAAATTCTATTTGCTTCTCGATAGTTAGGAAAACCTACATCAATTTTTGTCCATTGAAGATACATATAGTGAGATCCTGTAATGTAAGTTTTTATTCCATTTGAATAAAACCAAAAACCTTCTTCTCTTCTATCAAACTCAGTTTCAATATAATCCACCCATTGATTTTTAAAAGCAGTTGGTGAACTGTGCCAATTAAATATGCTTTTAATTCTAAATAGTTCCTTAGGATATTCAAACCTTTCCCAATACTGTTCAGCTTTTTTACTGCTTCTTTTATATATTTTTTTTGGGGGTTTTGGTAAAGCAATTCTAAGTCCATTTATACTTATAACATCTTCTATTTGTCCAGACTTTGATATAACTACAACATCATGTTTTTCATCATACCCATACTTCCAAGATTTAGCTTTGTTTTTAGTAACCAAAGTAGACTTGGGTATTGCATCTTCTAAAAGATGATATAATTTATTTTGACCTTCTTTCTGCAAAACCTCTTAATGTTTTATCTTTTGTTTTATTTTCTGATTCCCCTAATAATTCTTTTTCTGATTCTACTCTAGCTAAAATTTCAAAAGCATCGAATATTGCTAGCTTTTTAGTTGCTGCTGCATTTTTTAATCTGTCTGCTGCTAGCTCATCATTTGGATCTGGTTTAATTATATCTTCTTTAGCAACTTTAATTAACTGAGTTACAGCCCTATGCCCTGCCTTAATAATTTCCAGTTTTAATTCTTTATTAGTCATATATTAAAGTTATATTATTAGTAAACATTCTATATAATTTTTCACCATCTACATTATATTCGTATTCGCTATCAGGCTGAAAAGAAATCAAATCACCCTCTTTTACTCCTTTTTTATCTAGCTCTTGATTAGAATATTTAATGTATCCTGTCAAAGGCTCTTCTTCTTGATGAGTTTTTAAATAATGATTTTTTTTAGGAATAGGTTTTACCATGCAATATTTAGAATGACATTTCCATATATCATTTTGTTTGTACATATAAAACTGATCCATATCAATAAAAAAAAGGTCGTCTTTAAAAAAGCTTTTACCACTTTTTTCACGCCCTTTCATATCATTATAATATTTAAATACATTGTGATGAACTAACAAAGTATCACCAACTTTTATTTCTCCTTCATAATTTATAGGTGTTTCTTGAACAATAGCATACCTGTTGGAAACAGTATGATCTTCTTTGGAACTACTTATGATAAAGTCAATGTTTCCAATTTTTTTTGTGTTATCATACCTTTTTCCATTGTAAGGTTTTACAATGAAATAAAAAGGTGATTTCATTCAAAGTTTATATTATATTCAACAGAAACAGGCATATTAGAGTTAAATTCTTTCCATAAATAAATTTCTTGATCAGAGTTTTCTACCCATATTTTTATTGAGTTAGATTCTGAATCATGCTTTATTAAATGAATATGATAACTGCCTCCTAGTACTACTTGATTTACTATGTAGTGCATAGCACTAGACTTATAGTCTGCTCCTATAGAGATTTTTCTTATTTCCATTTTATTTAATTTTATTTACGCAATTCGTATTCTAAGCACGCCTGCGTTGTGATACAATCCTCCTACAGGTATTCCCCCTGCTGCTGCTGCTGTATCATCAGCAAAATTAAACTGCACAACTGTTGGTAAAATAACTCTTGGCACTTGAGCTGCGCTTGGAGCTCCACCGTTAATACCACCCTCTGTGATTAATAATGCATTGGAATTTACGTTTGTGTTTAATCCTACTGAAACACTAAATGCTACATCTCCGAGTCCTAAACTTCGTTGAGGAGTTGGGTATTCAGCTACATTGTTTCTGAACCCTAAATTCATTGTTTTGTCAGAACCTAGAAGCTGTGCTCCAATCATAAATGAGTTTCTATCATTAGCCCCATTAGGTCCTGTGAGGTTTTCACCAAAAGCAAACATTGAGTCTTGTCCATGAAGCTCGTTGCTAAATCCAAATGAAAAAGCATTATTGTTTGTAGTAATCTCACTTTGTCCACCAACAATAATTGAAGAATAACAATCTGTCATGGTGTTTTGATATCCAATGATATGACTTCTACTTGTATCTGATGAGTTAGTAAAGTTAGCATTGTTTTCTACACCTAATATTGCTGAACCTACTCCTGCTACGATATTGTTTCTTAAACCTATAGATACACAACCCACTGACGTAGAATCTATACTGTGATTACCAGCATAAGGCCCAATAATCGCACTTGCAGCAGGGCAGTTAGAACCTGTACCTAAATTATCGTGTACTAATAAGGCGTTTCCTATTCTAGTTCCGCTATCTACTATTCTTATAACTTCTTTACTTAAATTAGAAGGCCCTGGTTTGACATTCGAGTAGAATGAAGTTCTATTAGTACCTCCAATATATATTGCATTATCTTGTGCAAAGTTATTAAGTGAGTTACCTAATACTATCGTTCCTCCTCCAGTAGGTCCATTACTCTTAGCATTATCATTACCTATAATTATAGCTTTTTTCTGCTTAGAACCTGCCGATATTAAATATGAATTTCCTTCACCAATTGCACCTACGCTACCAGTAATTGTGTTGCTATTACCTAAAGCAAAGTTTCCATCTCCAGGTTGTGCAACTGCAAGATCATTAACTTTATTGTTATGACCTATAGCTACATTTCCTAACCCTCCATCTTCAACTACATCATTATCGGATCCAATTGCAACAGAATACTGACCATTTGCTGATGATCCAGAACCCATAGCAATTGAGCCTTCTCCATTTGCATTTGATGCTGGCCCTATGGCTGTAGATTCTTTTCCAGTCGCTAAAGCTTTGTAGCCAAAAGCAGCTGAACTTTCTCCTTGAGCTTCAGCCTCGTTTCCTACAGCAACTGAGAATGATGCAGAAGTTGCAGATTTATAACCTATCGCAACCGATCCATCTCCTGCTGCTGCAGCTTCTCTACCTGCTGCTAATGCAGCCTCTCCGCTTGCTACAGAATTGTCTACTAAAGACATTGATTTTATTCCAGTTGCATTTGTTCCAAAACCTATAGAAACCGAGTTTGTTCCTTGTGCTATTGCACCGTCTCCAATTGCTACA